GACCGTCGAGGCAGGATTGTTGGCGTTGTCGTTCCAGAATCCGATGAACGCCTCCAGGAACGTGCGCTGGATCATGTCATCGCGATCTCCTGTCGAATAGTAGGGAACCGCGCTTTCGCTCGACTTGGGGTCGTAGAAGACGTTGGGCTGGTTGGCGCCCTTCTCGATGGCTGGGCACCCGACCTCGGTGAACCAGATCGGTTTCGACTTCGGAACCCATGCGGTGTGTGAGCCGCTCTCGGTTCCGGCCGGCCGGTCATAGTGATAGTTCGACCACCAGTTCGGGATGTCCTTCGCGCGAAAGACCCAGGGCTTGCCGAGGCCGTCCGAAATGGGCGTGCGGGTCTGCGAGTCCCGGTCGGCAGCGCTGGCGTAATACCAAGCATAGTCCTCGCCGCCGAGGACGTTGGATTTCAGATAGGTCAGGTCATAGATTGATGTCGGACCCGTCGTCGCGTTGTAATCGAGATGGCCCGTACCATCACGCCAATCCGCGAGCGGCATGTAATTGTCGATGCCGATGAAGTCGATGTTGGCGTCCGACCACAGCGGATCCAGGTTGAAGATCGCGGCGCCGGCGGTGTCGCCGGTCTGGTGGCAGTTGTACTCGGACCAGTCGGCCGCGTACCCGACCTTGCAGCTCGAGCCCACAATCGCTTTGACGCTCGCGGCGAGCGTCTTCAGCGCCGCAACGGCCGGATAGGTGGTCGCATCACTCCGCGCGCGGGTGAGACCGCGCAGCTCGGAACCGATGATGAAGGCATCCACGCCACCCGCGTCCGCGCACAGGTGCGCATAATGCAACACCATGTTGGTGTAGCCGTTGCTAAAGAAGGAGGTGACCTGGCTCGCCACCGCCGCCGTCTTGTCGACGGAACCGGTGTAGCCCGGCGCCGGCGAAGGGGTGATGCGACCGCGCCAGGGATAGACCGGCTGGCCAACGGTGGCGGCGTTGTTCGAGTACGGGTTCGGCAGCGTGTTTCCCGACGCGATGTCCATGAAGACGAAGGGATAGAACACGACGCGCAGCCCGCGCGCTTTCAGATTTTTGATAGTTTGGGTTACGCCCGCATCGTCGGGCGTGCCCCCATAGGCGGGGCGACCATCAACTGTGGAAATGACATAGGCATCTCCGCGAGAGGTACCGGCAACGCTCCATGTCTCGGGCGATGTCTTGCGCACCGGTTCCTCGACGCCTGGCCGCACGACACAGTTGCCAGCTCGAAGATCGGTGCCGAACCATCCCACGACAAGGGAAACAGTCTTCAGGTTCGGGCTGATCGACGTCAGATCGTCAAGAGAGCAAAGAACGTCGGATTGCCCAGTCGAATTGTTCGCGTTTTTCTGAGAAGTCGTGCCGTATCCATCGTTCTCGCTGACGACATCGGTCTCATAGACAAACTCACCAGCGCCAGGTATCAGGTTGACGCCTGCAAGGATGTTCTCCAATGCCCCTTCTTTATCGGCACTGATCGAACGAACCAGTTCAATCGAAATCTGCGGGATGCGGTTGCCGAACTCGGTGAGCAGCAAATCCTCGAACACGACATAGCAGATACCGCGATAAGCCGGGGTATTGCCTGTTCCCTCGATTTCTTCAATCAGCGGGTCGGCCGTCTGGGTTTCCGTGCCCTGATAGAAACGGATGGTCGGCGGGCCATACTTGTTGTTGGTTAAATCGACCAAGTTGCCGTCACACCAGACGCGACCCATTTTGTGGACCACGCCCTCAGCAAGGGCTATCGCAAACGAGATCGAATAGTTGGTCGTTGAGCTGCTGCTACCCCCGAACCCCTTTCCGCCGCCGTCGCCATCCACTTCCTTGAACTTGGTGGCCCAAATTACCTGCCCGCCGAGCCGCGCGTAACCGGCAAACCGCGTGATCGCGGAACCCTCTGTCGAGGTCGATAGTGTCGGTATTGACGATTGCGTCGAGGTACTTGTCAGACTGGACATGATCGCGGAGTCGATCACGCTTCCGACGCTTGAACCGATCATGCCGCCGATCTGAGCCGCGGCCATACCGAGAATGGTCCCGCCGATCTGGCCTCCGATATAGCTGCCGGCGGCGCCGAGAACGAGCGAAGCCATTACGGAACCTCAAACGCATAGGCGAACTTCTGACGCCACAGGGTGGTGATAACCTCCTCGTTCACCTGCTTGTTTTGGCGGGAATGGATCATGGTGAGCACGCCATCGCGCTCGCCGACGATGGCACAATGCTTCGCCGGCGCCGTCGCAATCCATCGGACGAGCACCACGCACCCGGGCGCGATCGCCGCAAGCGAAATCTCGGTGAGATGACGGGCGATTCCGTCGCGAAGGGTCTCTTCGCCGCGCACATCCCAGTCCGGCGAGTACGGCGGCAGCACTTCGGGCTCAGCATTTCCCAGCTCCCGCCACACGCCGCGCAACAGGCCAACGCAATCGCAGCCGATACCCTTCACGGACGCCTGATGCACATAGGGCGTGCCAATCCAGCTGCGGGCCGTCGTGATGATCAATTGGGGATCAGTTGCCATATCGCGACCCCCCATCGAGTTCCTGGCTGGAGTTGGGATAGGAAATCACCACATCGTTGCCCGGAAAATACGGAAAACCACGGTTATTCGCGGCGTTATTGAACTTGGTCTTGCAGGTCTTGAACTGCTTGTCGCACCCGGCCGTGATCGTGAATGTGTCACCGACCGCCACCGCCTCGCTCATTGCCTGCCACAGTTCGATAGCCGCCGCGGCGGCCGAAAGCCCATGCCGCTTGACTTCCATCGCGGAGCCGGAGTTCGCCCCCGAGGTCCACGTCAGCTTGCCGTTAGAGAACCAATCAGCGGCAAAACTATTGAGGCCAGAGACGATGTAGCGTCGCCCGTCGGTGACCGTGGTCACTGTTCCGCTGCCCCAATAGGCCGCACCCGTGAGGTTGATCTTGCAGCGGCTGTCGCCCAGGTCTGCATCGCACGCATAGTTGTATGCCCGGCCGACCGGGATATTGAGCGCTTCGGCAAGGCCGCGCAGCTCGGCCGTGAACGCCGTCTTTCCCCGCTTGACCTCGCCGAGTGTCCCGGCTCGCATAAGCACGCGCTGGTCCGTCGAGGCCCAGTTAACCCGCCAAATCTCGATTGCGGCGCGGTCGTATTTCCCGGCGGCCAAGTCGTGTTCGTTGATGTCGTCGGACGATAACGCGCCCACCACAGTCAGGTTGTCCACCGAAAGCCCGAGCGAGGACTGCACCTCGCTCGCCGTGAAGCCCGTGGCGGCGGAATAGGTGACACCACCGAACGGCACGTCGCCGTCGTGATCGGTGAAGCCCTGCACCACGCCATCATTACGCGTGATCTTCCAGCACCAACACAGCGTCGTGGTGCCGCTGTTGAGGTGTGTTTGAAGCGCGGTGGAAATCGTCTTCATACGCGGATTTCCACCAGCGGGATGGTGGGAATGTCGCCCGCCCGGAAGTTATCCAGGTTGACGGTGATCTGGTCCGTGTCGAAACGGACTGGCACGTCAAAGACGAACCCGGCCGTGATTGCCGCCCCAAGGGCTGGCGCGGTCGTGAATGTCACGATGCCTGTGGTGGTGTCGACGGTCCATCCACTTGATTGCGCCACGCCGCCCTTCCCAACCAACACGCTGCCGGCGACCGGCTTCTTTATCGTGCGGACCCATGTGGCGGCTGCGTCACCATAGGTCTTCTGGAGCTGGAAGGTCTTGGTCGTGCCGTCACCGGCACCGATTGACTGGTCAAACGCGGTGGGCGTGCCGAGCGGCCTGCACGAATTGAGGTCGGAGAAATCACGGAACCGGAACCCGTAGAGGCGCGCGTTCCGAGCTTCAAAGAAAGCGATGACAGTATAGATATCGTCGAGGGTCTTAACCCCATAGCCGGCATTATAGGACCGACGCGAGTTGGCCCACACAGCGTTGCGTTCCTCGAAGCCGGACCCCAGCGATGCAATCTCGGTTTTGCGAACCGGGCCAGCTGTAGACTTGAACGCAATTCCCGTGGGGAATAGCACTTCGTGAAAAGCCATAAGCGCCCCCTACAGGTTTCGCTGCCCGCGCGCGGCCATGCGCGACACCATCGCGGCGACCTGGCCTTCGGACTTGACGAAGCTCTGGGCGTCCTTGACGCCCTGCACGATCAGCGTGACTGCGCCGTGGCCGCTGCCGGAACTTGCACCACCAAGCAGCGATTGCGTTGCCCCGTTTGTCATAATCGAACCGTTGGAATTGGGGACAAACAACTCGGGGCCATTCTCGCCAACCAGATACGGCGTGCCCGCGCCGACCGCGCCACCACTTGCTTTACCTGTTACGCTTGATCCTAAACTTCCAAAGAGACTACCAAGCGCATCGGCCAACGGAGCTTCGACATATTTCTGTGCAGCAAGCTTCACAAGGTCCGAGATGATGCTCTTGACCATGTCGGAGAAGGCATCCGATAGCGATTTCGTTCCGGTGGCCACCGACGCCAATTCATCGCCCAGGCTCGTGAGCCCATTGGCGGCAATAGTGTTGAGCGAATCGCTTAGAGGACCTTGCGCTTCGCGCGCGAGCGCGCCCAGCGCGCCCGTGGCCTGATCCGTGATTTCCTTTTCCTTACCGACCTCCTGCACCTGGATCGCGGCTCGTTTCTCGGCTGCGGCCTTTGTGATGGCGGTCTTCGTATCTTCGTATTGCTTCCAGTCCTGGCCGTTCTCGCGCGCTTTGGCGGCGAGTTGGTCCAGCTTGGCGATCTGTTGTTTCTCTTCCTGGTCAACGACCTCGATTTGAGCGGCAGCATTGTCGCGCGCCTGCTTCAACAGCGCGTCGAAATAGCCTTCCTTGTTCTTACGCAGCGTGACGTTGGTCTGGTCTTGAGCGGCGACCAGCGCCGCGCCAGCCTTCTTCTCGGACGTGACCGATTGCTGGTAGAAATCATCTTCCTGGTTTTTCAGCCGCTCAAGCTGAGCCTTATGGTCGGCTTCGGCGTTGGGGTCCTTGGTCGGTGAGCCGAGTTTCAGTGGCTTGTGTGTCTGGTCGTAGAGCTGGCCAGCCAGCGCCGCGACCTGTCCCTTCTGCGCTGCCGTGGCGTGCTCGGATAGCTTGGCGAGGGCCTCGTCAATGGCGACCTGCCGGGTTTTTCCGTCGTTGATGAGCCCCTGCGTCTTGAGCTGTTGCATCAGATTACCGATGACAGCGTCATCGGCTTTCTGGTCGACTGGCTTTTGCGCCTTCTGCGCCGTGACCAACTCGCCTTGCGCCGCCGCCAGGCGCTTTTTGTCCGCGTCGATCAGCGCCTGCAGGTCACTGTCGGACAGCGAAAACAGCCCCAGCGCATCCCACTTTTGGAACCAGTTCTGCTGTCCCTTTTTTGACTCCAACGATGCAATGGAGTCCTGCAAGTCTTGGATTTCGGCCTTGAGCTTCTGTGTCTGCGACAGTTTGATGAGCCCAAACCAGGCTGACCATTTCTCGACGTAGATCAGCAGGTCCGGCAGGCTCGCCGTGATCTGCTTGGCGAGCTCTTCGATTTCCGGGGCGAGTTGGGCGAGTGCCGTGACGCCGTTGTTCTTAATCGTGGCGAACAGCGTTTCCAGCCGGTCATTGGCCTCGGCCGCAGCATTGACCGTCTTGGTCGAAAATACAAAGCCCGTCTTCTCGGCTTCAGTGTACAGCTTCTCAAGCGCCGCACTACCCTGGGACAACATCGGCGCCAGCTCGACGCCGCCGAAACGACCGAACAGTTGCGAGGCGTAGCCCGCGACAATGGCTTGGTCCTTGAAGCCTGACAGCTTTTGGATGACCGCAGTGAGAACGTCGCCGGTGGTGTAGAACTTGCCCGCTGCAAGTTCGGTGTCGAGGCCGAGCTGCTTGAATGCCTTTGCGCCGGGACCCGACTGGTCGATCAGGAAGTTGCCCAGGGCCTTCGAGAAGAACCGCAGCGAATCCGTGATCTTGTCCTGAGAGATGTTGTACTGCAGCCCGGCATACTGGAGCTTTTGAATTTCCTGGGTGGTGATACCCGTCTGTTCCGAAAGCGTCTTCAGGTCATCCGCAACCTTGAGTGCGCCGGTGAAGGCATTCCACATCGCGCCGACACCGAGCGCGGCGACGGTGCCGAGAAGCAGTGACTTGAACGAGGTGAGCTTGTCGAATGTCCCGGCAATAGCGTCCTTCGCGCTATGGAAAATGGCCGACAGACCCTTTTCTGCCGGCTTGGACGAGTTCTGCAGGTCTTCGAGCGCGGCCTTTGCCTTCTTGAAGTCCGAAAGCAGTGTCGCGATGTTCGTCTCGAAGTCGACGCGCGCGGCGGCCAATGCGCCAAGATCAGACGGTCCCGCCATCGCGCGTCTCCTTCAAAAGCACAAAATCGGCCTTAGAAGCCGATGACCTTGATGTCGTAGGAAGCGGAAGCGCCGGAGCCGTTCACGACCTTGATGCTGTCGTTGGATCCGGCCGTCACGGTCCAACCGGCCTTCGGGCAGACCCACAACATGCGGTCGCCCGGCGCCAGCGTCATCGTCGGCGCGGTGCCGCCCATCGGGCCGAGGAACGGCGTGCTGGCTGCGCCGATCGTCAGGCTGGTGGTGTTGGTGTCCGCCGCCACGATTTCGACCGCCTTGATGTTCGTGAATGCGATGGCGTTGCCGAGCGGATCGAGCAGACCGCCGCCATTGAAATCGAGCGTTTCGTTCGCGCCGCTGGCCAGCGTGCGGCCGCTGGAGGCATAGACCTGGCGCGCTTGATAGTTACCGTTGCCGTCGGTCAGCGTGATGGCCTTGCGCGGGTTCTCCATGTCGAAGGACGGGGTCGAGCCGCCGATCGCCGTGCCGGTGAGCAGCGCCAGGATGTCCGTATAGATGCGGGCAAAATTGAGCATATGCTTATCCTCTTTAGGTGGGTTTGATGGTTCCGCCGAAGAAGCTGGTGATGCCCTTGGCGATGTCGGCTAGTTCTTCCGGCGACTTGCGCCGGCGAGGCTTACCGGAAAGCTCCTCGATGATAGTGGCGAGTTCGGGGAGCTTGTTCTGCCGATCGAAGGCAACCCCGTACCATGCGGCCGAGACAAGGTTCAGCAGTTCGTCCCTAACCCCGTCGAGGCGTCCCTTGATCGCGCACTTCCACTGGTAGGGGGTTACGCGCCAGAACTCTGACGGCGGGAATCCGTATCGGCACCATGTGCGATACGCGACAACCAGCGGGTCAGACTCCAGCGCATCCGAGGGTCCGACTTTGCCGAGGCGTCCTCCTCTGGCGATTCGGTGATGCCCCAATAGGCGCGGTTAAACGCCTTTTGGATCGCCTTCGCGACCGGCACGAGCGGCGGGCTTTCGGCTCGGATGCGCTCTGGCGTCCAGGGCGTGTCCTTGCCGAGGCCGACATGGAGGATGAAGGCGATGTCCTCCACATCATCCTGGGCCAAGTGGCCTGCCACGATTGCGTTCCAGTCAGGGCCGTACTTGGTCCGCAGTGCACCGATCGCGTCCCAGTCGTAGCGGACAGCGACGGTCTCGCCGGCGAGGTGCAGGCACACCTCGCCGTTGTATGCGTTCTCTGCCATTGATCAGGTTCCACCCGTGCCATAGGTCATGGGGCCGCTGACCTGGACGCCGACGTCTGCGGTGATGGCTTTGTTCATCGTTGCCTGAGGGGGCATCTTCACGATGATACCAGCGAAAGCCCAGATGGTGCGGCTGGCGTCTGGCCACACGACGCGGAAATTGTGCGGCGTGTTTTCCTCAAAGATCGCCAACAGGCCGTTGGTCTGATTGGCGTGGGTCGGCTCGCTCGGGTTGAACTCGATCGTGAGCGAGATTTCGCCGCCGTCCTTGAGGCCACCGATGTATTCCTTATAGCCCTGCGGCGACTGGACGTTGGTGGTCTCGATCTTGTCGCGGGTGAGCCCGCCAAACTTGATGTCCTGCACGCCGCCCAGCTCGGTCCAGGTGGGCGTGGATTGCATATCCGACACTTCAAACTTGACGCGCCGTGCGTCCGATGCGTCGGGGACATGCGGAAGGGCCGGATTGGTAGCCATTGCTTAGTCTCCTTAGGTGGGTTGGGAAAACCAGTAATCGACGGTGATGAGACGGCCGATGAAGTTGTCGTCGGTCGGTGCAGTGATCGGCCCGGAAGCGACGGAGCGTATGCAGGTCCACCCGGGCAACAGTGGATCCTGGTTGTGAAGCGCCGCGCGCACATTCTCTGCCAGGCGCTCGATGTTCGTAGGGTCGGCCGTCGTCGTCTTGCCCGACCCGTACACGTAAACCTCGATGCTCGGCATCCGCTCGCTCGAAGTTGTTGTGTCAGCCGAGGTGTTGGCGACGAAGTTCTCGATGACGATGCGGGGCAAGGGCGCGTCAGCCGGAACGACCCAGTTGGTGAAGATCGCCGGCTGACCACGGT